CAACTGAAGCACTTCTTAAAGAATGGCGTATAGGATTTATTACTAAAGGTGCTATTGGTAAAGATAATAAAGTTATTAGCACTGGTATTCGTAATGTCCAACCTTTAGCACTACAAGATGCTGGTGGAGATTTAGGCGATAACTACACTAAATTAAAAGGATATACTTTTGAGTATGGTGTAAAACTTACTGATGCTGAACTCAAGGCTAAAGCAGCAGAAGCCTCTTTAGCAGGTGGTTCTATAGATGAACAAAAGAAAACTATTCTTTTAGCAGCACGATTAAAGTATCCATCTCTTGCACCGTATATTGAAGGTGGATTAAAAACAGGAGATATTGCTAGTCAGTTTATCAAAAAGAAACAAGATACTCTTGAACTAGCAGATGGCGCTGTAGATATATTTGATACAGATGTTCAGGCTGCTATGTCCGGTGATAAATTAATGTCAGATTATGATTACGAATTAAAACTTCGTTCTAATCCAGCATGGAGAAAAACCAAAGCAGCAAATGAAGGTGCTGCTGGATTATTAGATTCAATCCTTACAATGTGGGGGAAGGTAGGCTAATGGCTAGAATGTTTCACGATTGGGACATACCAACCGTAAATACTCAAGTTGCTAAAACAACTACCCCGGATGCTTCTGCAGATAGAGATAGTAGAGGTGCTGCTTCAATACCAGCACGACTACCAAAAGTTGCCCAAGTTCTTCCTACAGATTATCGTGCCGGTGAACGTGAAGATATTGTTACACCGACAGTTAAAACAGAACCAACTACTACTACAGAACCTATTACAGACCCTATTGTAGAACCTATTACAGAACCAAAAACAGTAACTGAACCACCTAAAAATCCACCATCTGGTGGCACTACCCAGTTTGTAGAATATGAATACAATGCAGATTTTACAAAACGTCGTGCTAAGTATTTTAATAGCGCAACTGGTGCATTTACTTATGGTTCTTGGGAAACACCACCAAAGACAAAAGAAGATTATGATAAAGAACAAGCAGATGCTGCTGCCAAAGCCGCAGCCTTTCAGGAAAAACGTGATGCGTTTAGCATGCTTGAAGCAACTATGCGTTCATATGGTTTTAATGAAACAGAACTTAAAGAAATAACTGAGTTTATGCAGAAGGGTCTTATTGACCCAAACATGGGTCCTAATCAAATCACTCTTGCTATGCGACAGTTAAATTCATATAAGAGTCGTTTTGCTGGTAATGAAGAGCGCAGGGCGCGTAATCTTAATACTTTATCTGAGGGTGCATATTTGCAACAAGAAAAAGATTATAGTGCAACTCTTAGAGAAGCGGGAATGCAAAGATTTGTTACTCGTGAACAATTTGCTACATTAATTGGTAATGATATATCTAACACAGAATTAGGAAAACGTGTTAGACTTGCCAATGAGCGGGTTAAATATAGTGACCCAAATGTTTTGAAACAACTTAGAAGTTATTATAATATAACAGAAGAAGATATTGCTGCTTATTATCTTAGCCCTAAAGATGTTCTTCCAGAACTAGAGGCTAAAACAACTACTGCTGAGATTGGTTCGGCAGCATTACAGTTTGGTCTTAGTGCAGAAAAAGAAAGAGCACAAGGACTACAAACTCTTGGTATAGACCTAGAACGTGCTAGAAGTGGTTATAGCAATATTGCTGGAGTACTACCACGAACACAACAATTATCAGATATTTATTCAGAAACTGGTATTAAGTATACTCAGACTACTGCAGAAGAAGAAGAGTTTAAAGGTCTTGCTTCTGCTAAACGAGCCAGAGAAAAACTCAAGGAACGTGAATTTTCATCATTCATGGGTTCTTCCGGTACTGGCAAAACTTCCTTAATGAAGGGTACTGCAGGAAGTATTTAGAATCCTATGTAGACCGACCAGCCCTACATAGTGTACAAGACTGGTAGCAAGAGCCAGACCATTAACCCCTGAGTGAATCTGTGGCTTGCGACTAACTTAAATAGAAAGGGTGGTTGCTATGAGCAACAACTACTGGGATGAAGAAGACGAAGACCAAGATAATGATGTGAATCTGTCTGGTGATGAACTTGTGAAAAAACTTCGCAAGGCAAAACGAGCAGATGAAAAACGCATCAAAGAACTTGTTGACCAATTAGATAACTTAACAAAGGCTAATCGGGAACGTATCGTCCATGACATCTTAGAAAAGAAAGGCATTAACGCTAAAGCGGCACGGCTTATTCTT